AATCATTTTCCGACATTACAAGAGTAGAGATAGCAGTAGCATCATTATACATCTTGAGAGAACGACGGAACTTAGACTTAGTAGAACGTCTTTCAAGAACCTTCCAAAGCTTATTAGAAGAAGCATTCTTACCATAAGACTTAGCATCAAACTTAGCCTGGTCAACAGCAAATAAGAAATCTCTAAAGAAAGCAATCTCATTTGTAGTTGCTCTTACAAAGTTAGTAAGAAAGCTCTTGTCTTGAAGCTTACCAGAGATACGATTAACAATATCAGCAGAAGTAATGGGATAAATCTTACATTTAATTCCAATAACAGCAGTATTAATATATCCTTCATCATTCTTATCTTTCTTCATAAAGTTAACTACCATCATAGTAGGCTGAAGTTCATTTGCCTTTTTATATTCATTGTTAAGAACAACTGCATTATGAGCTTTAGTTATAGATTCCATATACTTAGCCATGTCTACAGGACTCATATCTTTTGCATTCGGACCCTGCTCAATTCTTCTTTGAATTGTTTCATTAGGTCTATTATTATTGTTATTATAACCAACAAGTCTATTTAAATTATTAAGTTCATCTTGATTCATTAAAAGATTTCTTCCATCTTGTGTTCTTAATGTATACGAGCCATCTGGATTCTGAGTTATATTATCTCTAATATAATTAGAGTCTGTATCGTAGTTTAATCCATATGATGGTAATAATCCTTGAGCGTAATTTTGTGCACCTCGTCCTCTAAGACTTCTATCATCATAATCTAAATTAAAATCAGCATTTGGATTAGGTGGACCAATTAAAGACGGGTCGTCAAGTCTTGCTTCTTGAATAATCATATCTTTGTAACCAGTTCTATAACCAGGTACAACTTTATAAGATTCAAGACTAGATTCATTTACGTTATCAGGAAGTGTATAGTTAGACTCTTTAAGCTCCTCTAGTACTGTATTAAGTACCTCATGGTCAATCTTAAGAGTAGCGTCGTAAGACTCACCAAATGTAGTAGCAAGTTTGTCAAACGCATCAGCATATCCATCTAATGTATTATTCATACTTCCTACATTTGCGTGGAACTTACGTACATAATCATATACATCCTCATTACTACCTACACTAATAGCAGTAAAAAGAATATGAAGAAGAGAAGCCATCTTCTTTTCTTGTGCTTTAGCAATCATAATTGCATTATCAGGTTCAATATCTGTACTAACCATTACAGGGAAAGTAAGAATTAAATCCTTTGTAGCAGAAGTAATAGACTTGAAGCTTCTTTTTGCATTAGCATTATTGATGAATTGAACTTCATCAAAGTCTTTCAGGTCTGTTAGAATATCTACGATATCTTTAACAACAGATTCATGAAAATACTCTCTTCCGTTCATTGAGTTAACCTCCTTTATACTCAGATTTTATAGATATGTTTCAAAAAATAAAGTGTATCACCAGACTGATGTTTCTAATTAATCGCCAATAAGTCGGTTCATTAATTCATTAAACTGACTGTCTGATAAAGTAATAGATTGATTAGCCATTATATTAGCATTACTCGGAGCTATTACAAACATTCCATCACTAGAATATGACTGTTTACTTCCAAATATTTCATACAGCTTATCAATTCTAGATTCAATCTTATCCATTCTAGCAATAATATCTGAATAATTATTATTTGCTTGTGGAACTTGAATTGGAGTTGCTTTGAAATTAGAAGTTGATGTAGGAGTATATTTAGCTTTTTCTTGTTCATAAATATGCTCAAGCTTTGCTTGTTCTTTAGCATACACCTCTCTATTTCTTACCATACAATCATGAAAATCTGTACTATTCATCGTTAACCACCTCTATAGCCTTTCTAAAATATAATACTTGCGTATAACTTCTCGGTGAGGCTATAGGTATTTTGATGATACACTCTATTCAATACACATTAATAGTATATAAATATGTAGCACTTTACCCTCTTGAACATTTAGATAATCGTAAGATTATGAAAGGAGGAGTAACCGTGGAGATAAAACCGATTAATGAATTTAAAGATAAGAATAATTTCAGCGATGGATTAAGTTTCATGGACGCTTATCATTCTGAAACTAATCCTGACATAATTAGCAAGTTGACTGGAGAAACTTATCTTCAGGCTAGAGATAATAATAGTATTAATACAAATACAAAAGTTGATAATGAGCATCTTATTAATGTAGGAGACCCAGAAAAGTTATCCAAATATCAAATAATGGATAATTATAAAAACAGAAATGCTATTAAAGTTACTAAAGATGAGTATGCAAATTTCCTCAAGGGTTCTACAATGCCATCGGACCCAGAAGATATGTATAGAAATCGTTTTAGTAGATTTAGTCGTTACGGATATATTGATGCAGCTAACGAGTTTATTACTGGAACAAGAGAATACATATTCTTCTCTAAACCAGACTTACATCTTATAGAAGGTAATAGTATTTATGTGCCTTTAATGACTAACTCTTTTTTAATGGAAGCTTTCAATCATTATCGCTATAGCTTCTATTCATTACAACAGACTTTTTCTGGCGGAGGTAATTCTTTGCCTGGTCAAATTGGTGTAATGAGTGCTAATTCATCATCAAAGTTTGACCCTCATTGTAAATATATACCGCTGTTATCTAATATGGTAACTAGTACATTAGACCTAGGTGATATAACTGCTTCTGATGTAGAGAATAACAGAAACTTATATCAAATTAATACAACCTATAGAGAAGGTTCATTAGCATCTGATTTACAGTATGATTTTTCTCTTGAATTTAAAGATACTAAGTATCTTGATGTATATATGCTCTTTAAGATTTATGATGAGTATTGTAGACATAAATACTATGCTGATATAGAACCTACTAAAGAGGACTATATCATTAATAGAATATATCCAGAAGCCATATCTATATGGAAAGTTATAGTAGACGATACAGATAGAATTGTTTATTGGGCTAAAGCTATTGGATGTACTCCAATGTCTGTACCTAGAGGCTCTTTATCTAATTTTGAAAATCAGATTAAGTTTACTATAAACTGGAAAGCACAGTTTGTAAAAGATATGGACCCAATAAATTTGATGGAGTTAAATCACTTGTCTGAATTATCTATGCATGGTAATAAGCCATCTTCTTTTGCTCTTCCATCTGCTGGAGAGACTTGGGTTGGTTATCCATATGTAATTAGAGATGAAGGACCTAGTGGTAATTTTAGAACACATGCTAGAACTGGTGATAATGGTGATGGTAGAACAACACCAGATAGTTTTTATAAATTAGTATGGGCATCTTAAGTAAAGGAGGGAAATTATGTCTATTAAGAAGACAACTGAAACTACATCAAGTAAGATTCTTAATTCTGATATCTACGATTTAACTCGATTTGTCGATGATATCAAAAAGAAGAATATAGATGGTGTAGATGGGAGTAAAGAAACTTTGTTAGTAGGAATGTATGGTTATCTTGGATACCAGTTTGCTTCTTTATTACAGAATGCTATTGTAACTGCATCCGAATTATCTAATGAGGCTATTCCTACAAGAGCAAAGTTTGATAGAAATGTAATTACACACGCTTTATCTCTTGGTGTAAAGAAAGTAGCTGCTACTGCTGCTAATATGAAAGTATTACTTATGTTTCCAGAAAGAGCTCTTAGAGCTAATATGATTGATGGTAAGTTTACTTTTAAAGCTTCTACACCATTAAACTTTGACGAGTTTGAATTTCATACAGATTATGATATTGAGATTAACTATGTAAATCTCACCGATGTTACTAATGGTAGTCAGAGAAACTATGTATATACTGCTAAGTATATTATGGATAATACTAATCCAATTTCTGATATCGATAATCCTTTCTTACCTCCAATTGCAGTATTCAATTATGTAGAAGATAATATGGTTGTATTAGTAACTAATCTACATCAGGTATACTATAGAGAAATCAATGAGAAAATTCTTAGTTCTGATGTAATTGCTAATAAGACTATTAGTTTCTCATTTGAAAAACAGATGAGCCATTTTATTGTAAAGGTACAAGAACCGTCTGATTCAGAAAATGGAGAGGGAAAAGAAGTAACTCTTATTCCAGTATATGATGGTCTGTATAATCAAGAAATTGCAAGCCAGAAATATTGTTATTATCAATATATCAATCCTAATACTATACGTATTAGATTTGACCCTACAAACTATCAACCACCTGCAAACTCAGATATCACAATAGAGTTATATACTACTGATGGTGCTGGCGGTAATTTTGAATATAGTGAAGAAAAGACTATTAGACTTACATCTGACCAATACACTAATCTATATTGTATTGTAGCTCAGAGAGGAGAAGATGGTTCTTGTGGTGGTTTAGACAGACAGTCTATCGAACAGCTACAACATATCATTCCTAAAGAAGCATTATCTAGAGGTAGTATCACAACTCTTACTGACCTTAGAAACTTCTTTAATAGTCTTAATAATGAAAACTCTGTTCTTCATGTATTTAGAAAAGAAGATAATATCTTAAACCGTGTATACTATGTATATAATCTTATGAAAGATAGTGAACGTAATATAGTACCAACTAATACAATTCCAATCTATCTTGAAAATACTAGAATGGATGATATAAATGGTAAGATTTATCTTGAATCTGGTACACCAATCTTCTATTACAAGTTTGGTGATGGTGCTGATATAAGCCTTATCAAAGACAATTATATTGGATATCTAGAACAAAAGATTGCTAATGTAGAAACTAACTATAGTTTCTATAATGGTAATGGATACACTACTTATCAAGGTACGCCAACAGAAGCAACACTCGATACATGGTATGAAAATTATAGGAATTCGTTTGATGTAAATAAAGACATGGGTGATGATTATAAATTATCTGACCCTAAGCCACCAAATTCTTATGACTTCTTTGAAAAAGCATCAGTGTATTTTAAAATATATTGGTCTGATTCATTAAATGCTATGACTCCAGATAATTCTAATGGCTTATATGATAAGTGGTATTTCGGTACCTGTAATGCATGCTATCTTAATAAGTCTAGAATTAAACTAAGCAAAACAAGTGGTGCTGATACTGGTATTATTGAAATCATGAAAGCTCAAATGAGTGATGTTGATGTAGATGGTAATTATCTTACAGACTTTGAATTAGAGTTTACACAGAAAAATGGAAGTATTACTATAGTAACTCACTATCCTATGAGAACTGGAGAAGATACAATAAATCCAGTTGATGAAGGATGGATTACTGAGGGTACAGGAGAGAAAGAATTTGATATTGATGGTACTATAACAACAGTATCATATAGATATCCAGTTTCTGTAAATTCTAATATATCAGGAGTTAATTTCTATAGATGCCATAAAAGATTATCTGATGGAACTTTAACTTTTGTAGATAACAAATGCATTTTCCCGTTAGAATTCGTACCATCTTCAAGTCAATCTACACTATATGATTCTGATATCTATGTATATACATGGGTAGTTAATATTGCATTCTATGATGAAAGTAAAACATTTAGTACTGTATATATGAGAAGTACTGAATCTGTATCTAGACCGTTTATGGTTCCAGATTATATTACAAATCTTAGTAATATTTCTGAAGTTGATAGAAAGCAATATATAGAAAGATTCTGGAATGCATTTGCAAATTATATCAATCCAGGTTCTCATAATACACATGATTATCTTATACTAAGCTCTATTAATACAATTGATGTGTATTCTTATGATGGACAACAGAATCATAGTTTTATAGATTTAAATCTTGCTGAGGGAGACTTAATAAGATTTGATACTTATAGAAATCGTGGTGGTGGAGAAACTGATAAGTTTGTATATACAGACCCGTCTACATGGACACTCGGAGAAGTACTATCTATAGAAAAAAATAATGGTCGTATTGTAAGTATAGAAGTCTTAGTAAAAGATGAAGAGCTAGGTGATTTCAATACTTATAGATACAGATTACCTGTACCTGGTGAAACTGATTCTACTCAAAGCAGAATTCCTATTGATAGCTCTTGTATCATTATTCTATCTAAGATTTCTAAGTTCTTATATACTACACCATTAAGTATTATCTTAGAAGACGACCCTACTATTAATACACATAGAATTACTGCATCTTATTATCTCGATATTATTGATGAAGTAAGATACCAAGAGTTCGATTGTATTAATAGTAAATCTCCAATCCAGTTCATTCTATCTTCTATTCATACTTATAGAAGCTCTTATCTATCTGATAATAGATATAAGTATACTATCAGTATTAATATTAAACCTAATACTGGTATTGTAGATGAGAATATGATTAATAGAACACAAGTGATTGGTGTATTCTATAAGAAGGGCGCTGATGAAAATTCTGAATCACGACCAATCATGTATTCTATTGCTAAGTATAAAGGTCTTACTAATTCTTATATTGATGAGAATGGTAATGAAGTAACAGAAGATGTAATCGCAGATGAAGATGGTATTCATTACGAGATTACTCTGTTTACCAGACCATTTTCTACATCTGATAAAACTGATACTAGTGATGATAATTACAGAGTTGATATCATTGATGATAACAACAATGTATATATCGGCTCTAAGAAGATTGTAGAAGATATCAGAGCGCAATACGGAGATTCTCAAGAAGCAATTGAAGAATTCTTTAAACAATATAAGATGTTTAATGCTGATGCTAATTTACCTAGACCATTAAGTATAGATGATTTACCATCTGACTTTAATCTTGATATATTAAGTCAAGCGTATGTAAATACAATATATCTTAATATCAATACAGAGCTTAAGATATATATTCTATATAAATATGATGCAAACCCAGCTAAGTATACAGATGGTTTATCTAGAGAATTCCTCGCTGTTAATACAGGTAATGCTGATGCATTATATAACTCTGTATCTCAGAATACTAAGTTCACTCAAACTATTCCAGTAGAACAAGAAGACCCAGGTTATGTACCAGATTATACTTTAAAGGATATGGTTCTTACTAACGTATATAATACATATCAGGGTATTAATCTTATTCACGACTATTCTAATATCATGAATTCTTATGTAACTGCTATTAAGACCAATGATATCTTTAATCCAGACCAAAAGGATAGTATCGAATCTTATATTGTAAATAGAGTTCCTTGTGTTAGATACTTCTATTGGAATACAGAAGAAAGAGTACTTACTTTCTTAAAAGATATGAAGGCTAAGATTAACTATGTTCTTGATGCTATCGCACCATTAGAGTGTACATTTGGATTAGACTATAAATTCTTCAATACTTATGGTCCTTCTAATATGTATCATCTTACTGATGATGATGGTGATGTAACTGACTTAATTGATAATGTAGCACTTACTATGACATTTAGAGCCAAATTCTATAATGAAGATAGTGATGCTGCATCTATGCTTGACCCAATTGCAAATACTATCAAAGATTACTTAGAGAATCTTGACCAACTTGATGATATTCACTTCCCAAATATTACAACTCTTATCGAGTCTGAATATTCCGAATATCTAATCTACTTTGAGTTTGTATCGTTTAATATTTACGATGCTACTACTCAGCATATTATTACAAATGAAAATATGGAAATGCTATCAATGGTACCAGAATTCCTTCATGTAGATACAAATGACTGGAATGGTAAGCCATATATTAATATACGCATCGTCACATCTTAAACATACTAGTAAATAGTAACTCAAAGGAGGTTATATTATGGATTATGAAGAGATTATGCTCATGAGAGAAAATAGAGCTAAGAAGGATTCTCAAGCTGCTATTCGTGAGCATGTTGAGAGACGTAATACAATTTCTGAAGAAACTGATAGAAATGCAATTTGGAATAAGATTGCTTCTCTTGGTTCTGATGATTATGATTATATTGACTTTAAGAAGAAGGTTACAGATGCTTTCCTTGTAGAAGGACTTACTATCCTTGTAGATAACTGTGTAGACCCTATTCTTATTAAGGAAGAATATAATCAGAAGCTTGTTCGTCAGCTTGTATCTGCATTTGTAAATGAGAATGGTTCTACAAATCTTCTCAATAAGATGAAGAAGACATCTTATCTTATGTCTGAAATGGCATATGTTACAGAGTGTACAATTCAGTCTGTTCTTGAGAAAGCTGATAAGAATAACACAGAGACATTTAAGATTGAGCAGAAAGATAAGGACGAATTCTATAATAAGCTTAGTAAGGTTGATGTAGATGAATCTATTGATAAGATTACATCTAGAGTCAAGGGACAAGTGAATGAATTCGTCACAAATAACATGGAAGAAAAAGCTCAACTTGGTGAAGCACTTAAGAAGACTGAGAAGAAAGTTGCTGATACTAAGGAAAAGCTTAAAGAAAAGGCTAATGATGAGAAGGCTAAAGACCAGGCTCAGAAGATTGAAGAGGGATATATTGAACTCGGTAAGCGTAGAGCTGTAGATATTCGTGAGAATAGAACCAAGAATGTATTTGAACATATGGTTTATAATCTTGCTAAGACAGCTATGCTTAATGAATCTGCTGGTCAGGTATTTATCAAGGATTCTAGACTTGATATGGATAAGATTGTTGAGCATTGTGAAGTACTCTGTACTTTCATTACTACACTTGATAGTACAAAGCTCATTAATCTTGACGAGTCTTATATCGACCAGATGCTTAGAGATATGAAAAACTAAAAAAAATAAGGGCGCTCTCCGACAGCGCCCTTTTTATTTTTATCCCAAAAATCTTCTCACTTCCTCCAGGTATTCTACAGCATTCCCATCACCATCAGAATTCCCGAATAGCCTGTTCTTCTTATGGAAATTAAACCACCAGAATTTTTCGTTGTCTTTAATGACCACTAAATGTGTTCCATCCTTAGTGGTCATTTCTTTCCTTATTTTATTATTCATAATAACATCTCCTTTTTGAGTTTAGAATAGCATTCTACTATTCATTATAATAATATATATTTATTAAACAAAAGTTTAGCAGGCTACCAACGAGGTAGCCTGCATTTTATAACGTTACTTCAGCTCTAGTCTCTGTATTTAGAATAAGACTAAATAACATATTTGTTCTTGTACTACAAATCTCGTATTCATCTTTAGTAAGTTTACTTAGCTTATACATTTCAGATACAAAATTTTCAAATGCCATAGTTAGTATACTGTTCATTTCGATATTACTAATAGGCTTCAGTAAATCAAGACTAAACTTCAATTCATTAAAATTAAAGTCTAATCGATTTATTGAGTCTGGTTCTACATTTCCAAATGCACCATATATACATCTAGCAAGTATGTTATTGTATTCAAATTCAGAATATGCTGTTTCCCATAACTTCTTTCTTATATCTGTAATATCATTTACATAAGATACTCTCAAATTATTATTAGATTCCATATCTATACTCCTCTCTCAAATATATCTAAGATTCATATTTTCATCATAATCCTTACGACTAATTATATTCTGGTATTGTTGCTTACAGTATACTGCATTTAGATAAGATAAATCAATCTCTACTCTAGGTAATATAGAATAGAACTTATCTACTACTCCTCTTATAGTAAGTGCATCATCAATCCAAATATTACTATTATACATATCGGAATACAGCTTACCTATATTATCCCAGTCTGGTTTTACTAAAGGACGATTAAGTCCAAATTCTGCCATGAAAGTTTCTTGTTTACTATAAGATTTTGGTGTTGGAAAGTAAGCTCTAAAATGTACATCACATGGAGTACATATAAGATGCTCAAGCTGTACTATCTCATTATCAACAAGTCTTCTCATATACTCATGGTTTTGTGCTGCACCAGGAGAATATACATGAATAAATCCTGGGTCTGTAATAGCTGCGTTAATAAGATTACCTCTATTAACAAATCTATATCTAGGTCGCTTAGCACCTTCTGGAATAACATTTAATACAACTCTTATAGTGGTATAATATAGATTATTTAAGCGTCTATCTCTTTCATGTAATATATCTATCATCTCATCATAGGAGATGTTATATATAGTACACATATAGTCAAGTCTTTCTTTATAGTCTAATGGTATATGACCGTACTTAGACTGGTATTCATTTAGCTTCTGTTTCATACTTGCCATAGTACTCATCACCTCCAATCATTCATTTACTTAACTGTTCGGAAATGGGTATTTTGGAAAAGAAAGGCGCAGTACCACTTAAGGTACTGCGAGGTGGTGCCTTTCTAAAAAATTAAGGGGGTGAACTGCTCTCAATATCAGCTCAATTATATGTTATAATCCCCATAAAGAATTATACATATTCATACCCATATTTCTAAGAGAAGAACCAATATTCATACTCATATTAGGTAAGAAGTCAGTGATTCTATCTTTTAGATTAAAAGTAGCCCACAATGTAACCATTCTAAATAAGTCAGGTTCATTAATATTGATACCACATAGATTAGCAATATAATCCATTTCAGATACATTCTGTAATGTAGTACCTTTAAACATTGCACCTAAACTAGTCATTCCCATACCAGTATATAAGTCTTGAATAGAGAAAGATACATCCACTACAGTAGGTAATCCATCTTTAGTCCACGAACCTTCTTTACCTCTAGTAAATGACATCTCTGTAATAATACCCATATCTATATTAAACATACCTCTATAGAATGCTTTGATTAGAAATGGTGTAGTATAAGAGTTTACATATTCTGAACGAGGTAATACAAGTGCCATAAGATGACACAAAGGCACATAGATATTTAACCACCAAGAAAATTTATCATAGCTTGGAGTTGTTAATTTAATAGATATATTATATGATTTGGTAAACTGGCTATTAGACCATATTTGTGGGAATAGTAAACGTCCACCAGATACAATAGTTTTTACGGAGTTAGCAATAGTAGTAAAGATAGAATTGCCTCCAGCGACTTTACTTACTATATTATTAATCTGCTCTTTAATACCAGTCAATGTACCATCTATTTTATCAAATGCCTCTCCAACTGCACTCGATGCGGTACCTAGTAAGAATTGAATTTCCCTTGCTCTATCAGAAAGAGCATTGACTGAAGATGCTAAGAGAGAATCTGTTGTTTCATTAGAGAAGGAGTCTTGGAAAGATGCTTCTGAATTAATATAAAAAGGAATTGCATTACCATAATACATAGCTTGTTGGAAATCTTTAAAAGAGCCTTCTTCTGGTTCTTCGAAGACATTATCTCTTTCTTCCCAATTATATTTATTCTTAACGTCTTCTTCAGTTTCTGTTCTTTCTGTAGTCTCTTCGGGAGTTTCAGCTTCTTCTGCATCCTCTGCAGCTTGGTCTCCTAATACAGTATCCTCTTCTTCTATATAAGGTGTATAGTCTTGTCCTTTATAAACACCCCAATGAAATACATCAAGTGTTTTTCCATTAAGTCTTTTATTCTTACTATCATCTGCGTTTCCAGCAAGTCCTAAGAAGATTGCACCAGCTCTACACATAGGATTGACATAGTTAAAATATTCTGCATATGCTGGCATAATTGTATATAGTTTACCATTATAATCTTCTAGCATAGCTCTAAGTGAGTTCTCTGACATATCTTTATCTACAAAAGACTCATCCAATTGCCCTATTAAAGCAGTTCTAGCATTTTCAGATGAACCTCCCATGAAAGAAGTATTACCTGGAGTTATAAATAACAGCGGCATTCTAGATAGAATCTTCTCTGTAAATTCATAACCAGCCAACTCTAAATTTTCACTAAAACTTGCCGATGTAGAGCCATTACCGCTATTATTACCTGGGATAATTCTACAGTCTGTTGTAGGTAAGAATTGATATGGTGCACCGAATATATTTCTAAGATTCTTATAGTTTATACCATTAACTGCTGTACTAGCTTTATACTCTTCAAGAGCATCGGTTGGTCCAGTCATAACATAATTACCATTAGCATCTGTTTTATACATAACGTTACCGTCTTTATCTACAACAACATTTCCTTCATCATCAAACAATAGTTGCTTAAATCTTGCTAAGTGTTGTCCAATGTTATAGAAGAATCTAGGAGCTAAATTTAATGCAAGATTATCAGTTGTATCTAAGTCACCGTCTGATGTACCAGCACCAGTATTATCTGCTGAATTAACAGTAGAATTAACTGCATCATTAGCTATAGATTCTTGTGTTTTATCTAATTTTGTAGTATCATCTATATATTTTCCATTAGGACATATTCTAGACTCGTCTAGCGTTCCACCTGGATTTAGATTTTCATACTTTATTGCTTTTATACCAGATAGATAACTTGAACTAGATGATATAGCTTTTGGTGGAGCAGACTTAGTATTAAGCCATCCTATTTTATTAGATTGAGTGCCATAAAAAAATGCAGTATTAGTACTTATATTTATCTTATAAAGAGCATATCTTGTATATGCAATATTAGAACCTACTATTATACCTAAAATAATACCATCTGCCGTATTTGCTGATATACTGGCTATTTTAGCACAAGTACATTTTTGTATTTCATATGCTTTTTTAGTTAACGCTTTATCTTGAAATAAAGTAGTGTCATGCATAAATACGATAAATGCAATGCCTATATCACCTGCAATTATTCTATTACATAGTAAATTACCGTTTTTCCTATCATGGTTTGTATCTACAGCATATAATGTTGATTGTCCCATCAGTATACCTCCTTTATAGAGTCAATATTATTCATATGTTCTAGACATAAAAATATGAGGGTTGGACGAATCCAACCCTCATTTGTTTAGCTCTTAGCGATTTGATAGATTGCATTTATAATGTCTTCTCCAGAGTTGTTACTATTTAGTGCAGTTCTTAATGCAGATAAACCATTCTTAGAGCCATTTGGAATTTTCTTATTATTACTATTACCTATCGCATTGGTAGTATTTTCTGTATTAACGGCAATTGTAGCTAATATAGTAAGTATATCATCTATCTTATTACTGTTGTCAGCAATAATAGCAGCGAGTCTTAGTATATTAGCAAGATTATCTCCACTATGTTGAGTATAAGTACTATTGTCTGCACCCATTATAGAACCTTTACCTGTATGTGGAGATACTATTGTATTATTATGAGTATTAGTATTATTAGAAGATACTCTACTGCTTCTAATATCATCCAGAGATTTTAATGGTCCAGTCCCTCTACCGTAACCAGTACGATAAGTTCCAGCAATTAAATCTCTGTTTACATCTCTTGTTACAATACTAGGAATTGTATCAGAGTCTGTAACTTTTCTCTTAGAAATTGGAATTCTGTTTAATTTAGCCAAATCAGTTTTACCATTTCTAGCAGAACCACGACCAAATCTACCATTTCCAGAACCTTTATATCTAAGAACAAGTTTACATTCATTATCTTGAATAGTCCATGCACCAGGTTCGCCACGTTTACCATGGCAAGAATCTGGTTCTGGAAGTTGATTATCATTATCAAGGTAGTACTTTGCTAAGCAATAAGAGTTATACATACCGTTACCGATAGAACCACCTGAGTCACCAGAGCCAGCATTGAAACCGAATCTAGTTCCTTGAGAATTTGTAAATACATACATATCTGTATGTCCATGACCACTATGGAATCTAATGTCACCAGGTTGTACGTCATTAGGGTCAAACTTTAGAACTTCCCAATCAGATGATAAATTTCCGTCCTTATCATATATACATGTATTGCTTGAAGCACCATCCCAGTTTTGAGTTCCAAAACCTTCGCCATGATAAGTATCGCTATAATTCTTTTCAGCACTCCATCTAGCTGTATAATAACCCATATAATGTATAACAGCAGACATCATACCAGAGCAGTCAGGTCTTTCATGTTCAAGTACAGTACCATCTCTACATACAAGGTCATTATATTTAACACAATTACAGTCATAAGTTAGATTTGGGTCTGCATTATATAGAGCTTCAAATACCATAGCTGCAGCATAGATAATATCATTACCATTATATGTCGCTGTAGTATCAGAAGAAGGTGTTGTATTATTATTAGTTTCATTACCATAAAGCGCATCATAGAAATTACCGAATATAGTTTTGGTTGCTCTCTTGGTATATTCACCTAAAAGCCCAATTAATCCACTAGTTACACTCTTATTATTATTTGTAGAAGTAGTGTTGTTAGTAGTTGTAGTATCTTCTTTTGATGTCGATTTATTAATATTAGTAAGTTTATCAGGACCAATATTTGATGTATTATCACTAGTGTTAGCTAAATTAACTGGGTCTGGACCTATTGCTCTACCAGTTGTAGATAATTTATCGATACCTCTACCAGAACCACTAGAAGATTGTCCAGTAACAAGTCCGTATACTGCTAATGCAAATAAACGTCTCTTGAAACAATATAGATGTGAATATTTGATATTTTTGTATGCTTCTGATGCTGCTACTTGACCCCAGAAATCTGCTGAACCTTCAAGACCACGCTCAAAGTTAACTGCTGCTTCATCTGGTTTAGTAAGCTTCTTATACTCATCAACGGTATTTGCTACTTTAAAGCCCATACTTCTGATTTGAGAAGCTGCATTTTCAATTCTACTCTTACTCCAGTTAGAACCGTCAGTAAGTTCTTCTTTAACATGTGCTAATTGTCCAGTCCATTCCCAATCAGAGAATCCGTGAGCTCTAGCCCATGCTGGATGGTCATTCCAAGGTAGAGTCCATTGCATTAGTCCTCCACCCTCAGCAATATATCCTTTAAGTGCAACTGGTTTAATATTTTCAATTGTTCCACCGCCACACTCTTGAACCCAGTTACCTATAGCACCACAAGCTGCAGCAGTACTACATCCACATTCATTAACCAGGAATGAATAGATTTCTGCACCGCCTTCATCCATTGTAAGTGTAACAGACTCACCTTCAAGAGTAGCAGTATAACTCTTTCCTATAGCAGCCTTTGCATCTCCTCTAACATTTACTCCTGTACCATCATTGTTATTGACAGTATTAGACGAATATGAAGACGAAGAATCAAAATTAGCACCTAAAGATTTAGCTGCATTGTACATCATACCAGAAATAGCAGAATTTGTAACAGCTGATACACTAGAGATATATTTATTAGCGAGAGATTCATCATTTCTACCTCTACCTGTAGTGATTTTTACAGTAGAATTTCGCAGAGTATCAGCAAGACTATAACGTGTACTACCACGCTTATCTTCAGAATCTTCTACGATTACATTACCATTCTTATCAAGTCCTCTAGCTACTACATAGTGAGAATACTTAGAACCATATGGAGTTCTACCGCTATTCTGACTATCTCTACCCATTAAGATAACAGGTTTACCTTGAGCGAGACTGTTTACTACATCAGCATTATTAGCATTAGAATTGGTCTTAATACCATTCTTATTGAGATAAGAATTAAAGTATTCAGGATAAGTACCACCATTAACTTCTTTGTACTTATTGCTAAGTGCATAGTTAACAGCATTACGCATATCACCCTTCTTACCGTACATTCTAAGTACAGATGCAGCTGATGCAGGACCACAACCAGAATCTGCGATAGTTTGGCTTTCAGAATCTCCTGCAGTTTTATAAGAACCTGAATAATCTCTCTGATAGATATGATATGGGTCAGCACCATAACCAGAATCATTGGAATCATTCTTGTCTTTGCCTAGTCCAAAGAATCCTTTAACGCTACCCATTATTTTAGATGCAGTATTTTTAACTCCTTTCCATAATCCACTTAATATACCACCGTTAGATGTAGAATTATTTGTTCCACTAGAAGATGTATTATCATTAGAACCAGAATTATTTGTCATAGTTGCAGTATTACTACCAGTAGTACTTTTCGCTTGAACTGCATTCATACCTGCGGCAAGAGATGCTGTAGCTAAAGAGAATGGTGCTTTAACAACTCTGTTTATAGATTCTACAAAGTTGAATAGTCCACTCATAAATGGATTCTTCTTATCAAGTTCAATCTTCCAATAATTTTTACTTGTAGGTAAAATAGACAGTTCATCAATTCCTCTATTGATAGAAGAGTTTCTACTAGCTAAGTTTTTAAAGAATTCTTCTATTCCTTCAAATCCACCAGTCATACTCTTAATAGAGTTATTGATTAGATTGCCGAAATAAATACCTACCTTTTCTAATGGATTAGCATCCTTTAACCATCCAAAACCTTTTTCTAGACCTTTCATGAGAGGGTCAAGACTTCCAGTTAATGGACTAAGTTTATCATTAGCATTTGCGTTTGTAGCTATTCCGTCAATGTTATCATATGATGTAGTAGTATCAGTAACAGCTTTATCATCATACCTAGACATATCTACAGAATACTTAGAGTTATCAATGTCTTCTATTTGTACTCTAGACATTTCATCTGTAGTGAAATATGCTGGCATCATTGCATCAAGAACAGCTTTAGTAACTTCAGCTTTCTTTCCACATGGTTCAAATATTTCATTAATAATAGCACAAACACCTGCCATTGCTCTGATACGTTTCCAATCAGAGTGTTCTTCGTCTACATCAAATTGACTATTAGGATTATCTTTACCAGACTTATATACGCTTTTAAGATGATGCTTAGCATCCCATGGACCAGTAAAGCTAGAAACATTGCTTGCTACTTCTTTTATTACAGACTTATCTTCAGCTATAAGAATAGCATTAAGATTAGAAATTACTTTATTAGCTACTTCATTAAACTTGAATTTATTAGCATTGAGTTTCTTTTCACCTTTTAACTCATTACCATCTTCATCATATTGAGAATAGTTGAAATCCTTTTCACCAAAATGCTGCCAAATGGATGAGAATATAGTAGAGAGCTTTTTACGTACTTTATCACTCTTGCCTTTAGATTCAAGATTTTCTGTCTTTTCTAAGATTACGTTCTTAGATGATGAATCATAACCAAACATAGCTGACCATGTATTCTTAGCACCATCACCAATCTTAGATGCAATTGTCTTATTATTCATTAGATTATTGTATTCTTCGATACTAAGATTTGTATTATTTCTAGCATTAACTGCTTCTACAGTAGCCTTAGCTTGAGCTCTCTTTTCTTTAATATTAGACATATCAATTCCAGGAATCTTATCTAATATATCAATTATTAATCCTACTAATTTGTCTCTTAAATCATCCAGAGAAAGAACTAAAGTTGCAACGATACTTAATCCAGCTAAAATAGCACCTGCTGCAGCTGCAATACCACCTGTAGCGCCAGTGATAACTTCTGCTAATGTCATAATAACGTCTGGTATAATATTAATTAAACCACCAGCAACTCTTTCTTGAAGTGATGGTTTAGGCGTTAATATACCGAGAATATTTCTGCAGTTATCCATACCGATTAAGAAGTCTGCTACCATTGTTACTATAGAAAATACTTTAGCTACACCTTTAGCTGTTACAGTACTTGCTTTTTTAGTAATTTCATCAATATTGTCTTCTAATGTTTTAATAAGACCTTTTGAAGTATTCTCAGCAATTTCTTCAGCATTCTTAGCTATATTTTTACCTGAGAGCTTCATTACCCTCTTATCTCGAAGAACCTTTAGTATCTTATCTTTTATCTTTAATACTGACTTCTTCAAGAATTGAATAGTCTTTGGTATAATACCATCAGCATTCTCAGCAGTTACAGCCGCTAGTTTATCAGCATTTTGAGATAATCTCAATTCGCTCATTAAATATTTTTCTCTATTCTTAATAGTTTCCTTAGCTGTATTAACTGCTTCTTTATCTACAACTTTTTTACCTATTCTACTAAACCAACCACCAGTAACCTTGTCTCCAACTTTACCAATATTATTCATATTAGTACTATGAAAAGCAGTAACAGGTTTAATAACTTTTTCGGCAAGACCAGTTATACCTTCACCTAATTTACCTGCCCATCTTACTGGTCTAAATATACCACCTGGAGCATGTTTCATTGCTTTAAATGGAATAGAAAGTAATGTATTAGCACCAGTCATGGCTCTAATTCCCTTAGCACCATTAAGAAGTCCCATATTACCAGTTCTCATAGTAATTTTTCCGATAGCTCCAGCTAATTTACTTCCAGCAGAACGTCCAGTATAGTCTGCATTTAAAGCATTAGAATTTTCTAATTCTAATTGATGCTGATAAGCAGCATTTTCAGAAAGTGAGTTATCCATTAATTCATCATATTCACTTAATGGGATATAATCACCATTGCTACCGATAGTATATGTTTTATTAGTTTTCTTGTCTTTGAATATTGGTAATCCAGCAGCATTTGTTCCGATAGAATAATAGTCACCGTCTACCTTAGATGTCACTTGTTTACCTGTAGATTCATTTGTATAATTTACAGTACCATCTTTATTTATAGAAGGAGTTATTTTATCACCATATTTATTGAGAACTTCATTGGGGAAGTTTACATTAGCAGAATATGCAGGAGATGTAAGTTTAACATTTCCTCCTACAGTATTAGGAACCTCAACTGTAGAAGCATTGCTCTTAACACTTGCTCCTTCTACTTTTGGAATTTGTACATCTAGAATGCCTTGACTACCCTTAGCCATATCTTTGATAGAATCTACTATACCAGCGCCGACATTCTTGATTATTTGTCCTACTAATGGAATGAGGTTATGACCTACAGCATACAGAACTTTTGGTACAAAATCACCATATACAGTAGTAAAACCAGTCTTCCAAAGGTCTATAATATGAGCTCCTACCTTAGCAAGACCTTTCCAGAATCCATTAAGACCTTTATCTGGTGCAGCATATTCTCCTTCATTATGAATCCAATTATGAACCTTCTCAAATTTAGATTTAAAGAATTTTCTAATAGGATTAACGATACCAGAGATTATACCACCCTCATATTCACCAGTGGTTTCATTCTTGACACCAAAGATTTTGTCTTTAGCTTTAGCAAGCCATGGCTTAACTTTTTCACGAATTGCAGGTAATATATCTTTTTTAATGAATCCTACTATTAATGGAACGAATACGCCGCCAACAAAGAGCCACTTAATAACTTTACCAATCTTAGAATCCTTCTTACCTTCATGATTCTCTTTATCTTTCTTTAATTGTCTAGCATCCATCCTGTCGAAGAATTTACCGATAAGAGTATCCTGTTCTTGGTTCTTTTCTTTCCACGCTCTTACAGCATCAAGCTTACCAGCAGTAGCATTTCTAATACCAGATTTAAGAGTGCCAGTAATAGATTTATATCTATCAGAACCTACTACCTTTTTAATAGCACTTTTCATAAGGATACTTGCCATTACACCATGTTTTCCATATCCATATTTAGCATAAAAACGTCTTTCAACATTTGATTTTTCATCATCTGTTAATTCTCTATATGGTTTTTCATAGATTTCAATAGATATATCATCTAGTCTTTCATCATTATTTTTAATGGCAAATTCTACAAATTTCTGTCTATTAATCCTAGCAGCTTTCTGTCTAGACCATTTTTTAGCATTTTCTAATTTATTTTTACCCCAATCAGCTACGTGAGCTCCAGCTGATTTAGTAATATTAATAGCTTTTTTACCTATCTTCTCAATCCACCATTCATGGTCACCAATATTAGAAATAGATTTTTGAAATCTTTCTTCACTATATTGGTTAATGAATTCTGTTTTAATAGTTTCGATTTCATCTTTAGTTAAGAATCTCCATGCTTTACCAGGATATAAATCTCTTGCTATTTCAAGACGTAAAGTTCTAGCTTCTCTGAACTTTCTTTCTACTTTAGTGTCACCTTTATTAAGGAAAGAATTCTTCCAATAATATTCAGCTTTCTTTTTGAAAGTTTCCATTATTGCAGCTTTTCTATCTTCTTTGGTTTTAGCAGTTACGCTAGTTGGTTTAAATAAAACGTCAGAAACGTTTTTAAATAATTTAACAGTATTTCCGAGTTTACTGTTAGCAATATTCTTACCAATTTGCTTTATACCACCTAAAAATCCACGTCCGAATACTTGGTTATTTTTCTTAGCCTCTATATACATAGAAATAAATTTCTGATGTACTTGTTCTCTTTCTTCATCAGTAAGACCAAGTCCAAATTGATTTACACCGATATCAAGTTCTTTTGTAATAGAATCAAGTAACAATAGTTTATCACTTTCACTTGCTTCTAATTCTTTTCTCTTAGATTTGGATTTAGCACTGTTTATTTTTCTGAAAGCTCTGAAATAAGAATTAACTTCTTTTTTCCATTCGTTTTCAGCTTCTAATTGATATTGGTAATTATTTATACGTTGAATTATAGATTTATCATTGATTTCGTGACTACCAAGTATCATACCTGCTTCAAAACCAATCTTTCTTACGCCTTTAATTGCTGTAGAGATAATTCCTTTAGCATGTTTTCTTGCAAAATCTTTAATTGGTAATGGAAGGAAACCAGGAGTTAGATATATACCATATTTAATAGAATTACCTAACATTTCAGATATGCTCATATGACTAGATTCTGCAGATATAGGTCTATGGTCAGCCACATAATCATCAACGAATTGTCTTTTAGCATTATTATAGCTAGCAAGTTGTCTTTCTGTTGGCTTAATAGTTTTTCCATCAGCACCAATAGAATAAGCCATAGTGAATTCATAATTCTTATCATTGCGAACTACAGTTATTTTACGTGTAAGATATTTAATCTTAGACCTAGCAGTAACTTCATCACAATTTTCTTTTTTCATGATTTGCTGTGTCTTAAGATTAATATCATCCTGTACTCTTGCAGTTACACAAAGTTCCTTCATAACTAATCCGTCAAACATTTGACATGCCATGTCGATAAGTTCATTAAGCTTGTCATCAACAAGCTTATGAATTCTGTCATCAGCAGCCATTGTATTTTTAAGATTACCTGTATAAAATTGAAGATAATCATTATAGATATCATTACTAATAAAGTCACCAGCTTTAATAGAACCTCTATTGATTCTACCTATTTTAGATACTTTATTATCTATAACAAATTTTCCACCGCTAGCAGCATTTCTTATAGCTGCATTAGCTCTTGAATTCTTTATATTATTAATATACTCTGTTCTAGAACCGTACTTAGCTTGTTCTTCTGCAGACAATTTATCATAGTTAGAACCAATAGTAAGGTCATAATGGATAGACTCAAGTAATTTTTCCATATTAACAGCTGCTTCATTAACAGTATTAAATGGAGAATCTTTACCTTTCCAAAATGCCTTCTCTCTTTCAAACTCTATTTCTTCATCTGTAAGACCTACGCCTTGATGTGCAATTTCACGCATAGTCATCTTCTTAAGATTCTTACGCTTTCTTTCATTAGATATATCAATATTAATACCTTTAGAAAGTAAATACTGTTGAGCAGAAATACCCCTAGCATTCATATCATCTATATCGTTTTGAGCTTTAGACATCTTACTCTTATGAAGATTGAGTTCTTTCATAACGGATTTCTTAGTAGCATCATCATAATTACGAGTACTAAGCCATCTTTCTACATCTTTATAGCGGCCCTCTCTAATCATCTTAATGATTTTACGAGAATCAGTTCTGTTTATATTATTTCTTAATTCTTGACCTAATACGTCATATGCATTATTTTTGAATTTTTCAATATCTCCGCCTGCTGAATTATAGTCAAGAACTGTATTTAAAGTATCAAGTTCATAAGAACTCATATTTGCTAAGGCTTCATCTGTAGCAGACCATTCATCACCAGCAGCCATATGTAAACGACCTCTGTACATTTGTCTTTCTCTAGCTGTCATATCATCGGCTCTACCATGTCTGATACGCTTAGCTTTTAATATACCACCAATACCTTCATCTCCAAGAAGTCTGAAAGGTTTAGTAGCAAGTCTACCTGCTTTACCAGCAAGTCCGATAACACCAGAGCCAATTTTACCAGCTCTTTCAAAGACTCCTCCAAGAAAATCATTTCCAGCTGTAGCAGCTCTAATCTTTTTCATGATATCTAATGTGAAATCTTTGATATCAGAAATTGTATTTGTTAATTCTTTGAAGATAGATTGAGCACCAGAAGTCATAGGAGTTATTACGTTTTCTCTAATAGCTCCAAATAATCCTCCTTCTCTCTTAGCATCTTCTCCATCACCTTTCTTTTCACCAAAGATTTCATCCATTGTCTTATCTATAATTGTCTGTCCGAATCCCTTTAAAGGTTTAACAATATTATCGTTTAATGCTCCTCTTACACCACCTTTACGTTTACCATCCTCATCTTCTTTACCAAGTAAGAAGTCTTTGAATTTATCTGTAGAAGTGACATATCCTGCAGTAGCACCAATAAGTGCGCTACCAACAAGACCAAAAGGACCAGGAAGGAATAATGCTGCTGTAGCCGCACCAATTCCCATATTTTTAGCACCCTTCTTGAGTTTGTCCACATTCTTATCAGAGAATATACCACCCTCACCAAAGAGTGACCCTTGGAAGATTTCAGAATTCTTTGCGAATCCTAAACCTGTACCAATTAATAAACCACCTAACGGACCAAGAGGAGTTAATAAGCCAGCTGCCATACCAGCCATACCACCCTTAGCCATATCAGGAGCAGCTTTTTGAAGTTCTTTAGAGATTAAACCAGTGTCTTTTCTCTTAGGATTACCATTAGAATCAACAATGATTTCATCTGTTTTCTTATCCTTTTCTACGTCACCAAATAAGAAGCTAGCAAAAGAATCAGTAGATTTGGTTAAAGTAGAAGCAGCGCCTACTGCTGCACCGAGTAATGGACCGCCAACTAATAAGCCAGCTATACCACCTAATGCACCTCTAGATGCCATATTACCTAAGAAAGCAGCTCTCTGTTTATCATCTTCAAGAGTTGTCCAATCAGTAAGTTTATTAATGTCAACCTGTTCAATTCTCTTTTTAGATTCAGCATCTAATTTTTGATGTTCTATTTTCTCTTCTTCGGTAAGTTCTTTCTTCTTATTTTTATTTGTAGGTGTTAAACCATCATTAGCTTCAGCATTATATCTAAGACCTCTAATGAAGTTCTTTTCATTACGAGCTTGAATATTTCTTACAGATGCAGGGGCTGGGTTATAAACTACACCGCCCTTAGGAATAGTATAGATACCAGTCTGACCAATCTTAGAACCGTTAAGATATTCACCTGCAGAAAGAACAGATTGGAATGGACGACCAGTTCTATTGACACCACCTGCAGCCATAGTTTTTATAGAATTAATTTTACCAATTATTTTCATTCTTTCAGCTTCTAAAGCTGATGTATCAGCCCCTAATAACGTAGCTCTATCAATACGCTTTTCTATTTCAGATATTTCTTTTCTATATAAAGCTATTTTTTTATCAGTTAGAGCTTTAATAATGGGCCTACTAGAGATATATGCTTCTCTAGTTGTAGATTCTCTTTCAATTTCATCAATTGCCTTGTCTACTTTTTCTACTGTATCAGCTGCATTTACTATTCTATTTATTCTTTCTTCTTCTCTTCGTTGTTGCATTCTTTCAACTGGAGAAGGACTTGGCACTGGACTTGGTGTCGGTGAAGGAGAAGTATTGCTACTACTAGAAGAATCTGAATTAGTTATTTTATCTCCTAATCTCTTAGCTTCATCAATTTCCTTCTTCCACATAGCATGTACATCATCTGCATTCTTAGCCATACCTTTACGGAATCCAGCTGTAAAATGAGAGAGTAAACCTTCTTCTAAGATATTACCTTCAGAGTCTACATCACCAAAGATTTTCTTTTTTACTTTATCTACATGAGGCTTTATTTTCTCATCATAGTACTTCTTAACTGGACTCAAAAGTTCTCCAATTTGTTTTTGAACACTTTTGAAAAAGTCAGAAGTATGCTTTTTCATTAATTGCCAGAGAGACTTTTTCTGCTCATCAGCTTTCAAATCTTCACCATAAATAAGATTACGTAACCAAGCATCTGTCTTTACGATAGTATTAGTTACTTTATCCATAACAGCAAAGTTAGTCTTTTCAGTAAACCATTTAGCTGCAATAGCAAGTTTCTCTGTAGTGCCAGTAGCTTTAGATAAGTTCTCCATTAAGCCCTTATCTTTATCATATTTATCAGTACCTTTCTTAAGCTTATCTGTAGTTTCTTTACCGACAAGCTCTTCCATTTTCTTCCACTTTTCTTTTTCTTTCTTAGCTGCTTCTTTCTGTTGATTCAGTTTGAACTCGGTTTCATATTGTCCACTTTCACCATAGTAATCTGATACAAGACGAGATAGACCAATCTGGTCACCTTCAGATTGATAATTATAAGAATCGGTAATAAAGCTAACAGACCTACCTTTTTTACGTGCCTGCTCCTCTACTCTTTGTATATTAGATTTAAAGCTTTCTCTAGCTTTATCCTTAGCTTTTTTTTCAAGCTGTTCATAATATCTAGATGCATATTTATCATCTTTTTCATTATTACCATAATTAACAAAACCATCACTTAATGATGGTATATCTAGTGCTGGTGGTGTACCATTGTCACCAGAAGGATTAGGATTTAATCCATTATTGATGAAAGGTAATGTTTGTAAATAAGTAGAATATCTTTTAATATAATTAAGACTATGTCCCATGCTTCTAAGATATTGATATAATGTAACACCATATTCATCTTTAGCTCTTAAAAGAACTTGAGCAGTAGGCATTTCTTGAATATGTCTTTCACTCATATCACCCTTACCATCTACATAGCTCTTACCGTGATATAACTTAGCATCTCCAGTAATACCTTCCATAGCAGCGAGCATTGCAATACCACCTTGCTCATTAAGCTGCTTAATAGCACTATTCTGACTTCTGAGAATTTCAAGTAGTTGTACATCCATTGCAGATACGTCTGGACCACTGAATCCTTTTCTCATCTTAAGTCTTCCATTATTATCTTTTTCATAACGAAGACGTTCACTGTGTTGGAAAATCTTCTTCATAGATGTATAGATAGCTTTTTCTCCAGAGTCTAAATCAGATTCTCTAAGAGAACCAAAATCACCTGCAGCCTGAAGCTTAAGAGCCAGACGTTGAACAGCTTGATTAGCCCTATCATATTCTTCTATAGTGGCATACATAGAGTCAAAACTTCTATTAGTACCAGCTTGGATAGTACTTTTAATAAGAGATTCAGTGTTACGCTGAGCAGATGTAGTAATACTATCATATGCTCTCTTAGCGGATTTCATGCTAACCCATCTACCGTTAGTATAATCAAATGTCATCTCTTCACTACCTGTCATGGCAGATGTCATTTTACGAAGATAATAAGGGATTACATCTACGATAGCCTTTTTAGTAATACCATCAAAAGGAATAGCGCCTTTGACATATTTATTAGGGTCTACATTTTCAGTAGAACCAGTCTTAATTCCAAGAATCTTACCTAATAGACCAGCTAAACCAGCGTCTTCTTTTTTTGCTGCAGCATTAGCTTTAGCAATAAGAGTAGGAACGAGATTTTCAAGAGTCTTATTAAGAGCCTTTGATGCTTGGTCAAAACTCTTTCCAAGTGCTTTATTAACGAGAGTCTTAGACAATTCTCTACCAGGGTTAGCAAGCATTGTAGCAAGTAAGTTAGCACCTTCAATACCACCATCACCAAGTAACATATTGAGACCTGGGATAGCTTGTGATAATTCATTACCAGCGTTTCTTACTATATACTTACCATATTCTTTAATATTGATTACGCCACCTCTACCGATGATATCATCATATCCTATTTTCTTTTTCTTATTAGGGTCTTCAGTTTGTTTAGCATATAAATTACGCTGCATTTCGAGTAACTCATCCATCTGTTTAGTGAGTTTAGCAACGTTATTATCTACATTAGCCATAAACTTGTTTAAATTTTCATTCATCTGGTTCTGTACTTTTGCAGTCTGCTCTGCATTCTGTTTTAAGATACCAGTAATGTTTTGTAATCCACCATCAAGTTTATTTATAAGACGTTCATTTTGAGTATACAATAACATTGTATTCTCTTTAGAAACATCCATCTGAGCTTTGCCAGTTTTAACGATAGCTTCTGTAGTAATAGCAGTCTGTAACTTACTGTTCTTCTTAACAGCAGTAGCAATAACCTTATCACCATCAGTAACATCTTCATTACTGAAATCAAAGTCATCATCATCGATGTCCATACCTTGCATGAAGTTACCACCATATTTATTTACAACTTCCTGCTCTTTATTCTTAGCATAGAAGTCACCAGTAGTAACACTATACACAATAGAATCAAAGCCAACTCTAGCAGCATCCATTACTTTATTATCAGTAATAGTCTTCTTAATTCTAGCATAAGTAGTTCTATAATCTTTAATGGAATGGTATGCTTCTTTAAAGACTTCTTGATTCTCATCCTTAAAGTCTTTAACATAAGTAAACTTTTCAGACAATACATCTGCAGTAGTATAAGCAACCGATTTGCCTAAGTTAGCAAGATACTTTTGTACTTTAATAGACATACGATTCCTCCTTTCAAGCTTAGTTTATGTATATGTTGAGGTGGTCAGAATGTAGTGATTGTAAAAGTTTATTATATTGCTTATATATAATATAAGTGAGTAGAAGGAATAAGTAAGCTTCACTCCCAGGATGCAAAATCTATGCTCCTGAGTACAAAAAGCACCTTGAGCTTTAAACAGGACTGTCAATCCTACCCTATATAATAGGGAGCTCGGCGAAAGGAAAATTACTATGAACGCACAGAACAAAATTACCATGAATCTCAACATGGCCCAGAAACTCTGGCTCCAGAGAGTAATCAATGCACTGGAAGATTATAATAAGAGCCTCAAGGATGCATTCCTCAATGGTTATATAACCTATGAGGTCCGCAATGCTGCTAACATGTTCTTCACTGAGCAGGCAGCAAAGAGTTTTTGTAAGACTGGTATGCTCTGGAAGAATGAGGCTGAGGCGCTTGAGAAGGAGTGCACTAGTCTCGACAGAGTCTGTGAAGAGATGCCTGGTGCATTATGGGCAGTGAATACACAGCTTCTGGAGCTGCACAATGCTGTTGCAGCAAAGGAGGGTAATCCCCTCCCCGCAGGACTGATTGGCTGATGTAAAGAAGGGAAGGGCGCTGTCAGAGAGCGCCCTTCTTTTTTATAGTCTTAAGATATTAGTATAATTGATTGCATCTTTTTCTCTTCTATCGATACCTACAGCTTCGCAAGGGAATTGTCTAATATTATCGTTGATGATAGAAGTATAGTCAATATAGTCTTTAACCCACTCAGGAACTTCCATATCATCTAAGATTGCTATACCAGTAATACCCTTAGCAAATTCTTTTTTCTGCATAAGAGTTACAGCCTTTTCATATACATTAGGATACTTTTCTTTAAGTCCTTCCACATTCTTCTTATTAATATCAATCTTAATAAGAAGAACACTATTTCTAGTACTTAAATCTATAGGTGTAGTATTATCATCTCTGAGTTCATTATAAACAATAGATGCTTTAACACCAGATTCTCTTAATGGATTTTCATAAGCAGCTATAGCTTTAATACGTTCTGGTTTAAAGTATTCTTTATTACCGCTACGAATAGAATCAATGATTTGCTTTTCAAGAATCGCAAGTTGTTTTACAATTTCTACCTGAGAAATCTGTCCTGGATTGTCAAGAATCTGTTCCATAAGAATTCTTTGAAGTGCTGCTTTTGTAGAATCTGCAGTTCCTGATTTCTTAAGAGTCATTCCAGTCACCGATAATGCCTTTTCACGTGGAATAATACTTGACTCTTGACGCTCTTGATATGCACAATAATTCTTTTTTCCATCTGTAATCAAAGCACGCTTAAGCTGGAATTCATTCTTAAGAATAAAGAAGCTCTTACGCTTAGAACCATCATGACAAGTTGTGCTATTACTATTATCAGAATACTTACCCATATAATCAATAGCAAGTTTTCCCATGATACTAGCTAAAATATTAATAATAGAACAACGGAATCCTACCTGGGGTGTAATTACATCTGGGCGTACATAATCTTGCATTTCAATAACTTCATCTTTATAGAAGTCATAGTCGTATCTTATTTCAAATGCTGGTTTAACTTCTGCAGTCTTTTCGTCAATCTCAATTTCTTTAATCTTCATAGGAATATTAAATGTCTTATCGAGAATATAACGATACCAACCGTCGAAACTAATAAAACAGCTATCTGTATCCGTAAGCATAGATACACAACGATACATATTCTCTGTTCTATCAATTCTATCCATATACTGCTTATCATAATATACCCATTCATAAATCATCTGATAGAGTTCATCCATCATATCTTTGACTTCCTGAGGTGGTTTATTCGGGTCGATAAACGGTACATCAAGTGTAGAAAGAATCTGAATAATCTTATTCATAACTACTGTATTATCTACAAACCAGAACAGATTATTCTTATAGAACAATTTATTCAGTTCATGCTGAGTACAACGATTCAAGATATCCCAAATCAAAGTCATTTCTTTTTCAGTAGGAATCCAATAGAAACCGCTACTATAAAGAATCTTAAATAATACTTCTTCTACATTCGGTACTTTATCTTTATCAATAATAAAGTCGTCTGGATACATACCCATAGGTTCTCTTCTTACATTATTTATAAAAGTGATTACTTCATTAAGACTACTGAACTTAACATTATTTGCCATTGTAGCTTCAAATAACATAATCGCTGCAGCAATACAACTTCTACCCTGCATTGTAATAGACTGTGCTACATAAAGATTATAGAAAATTGAAGTGTGATTACCAGATGCACCATACATTGCATTACCTGATACTTTTTCTGATGCTTGTAAGATATTATATTTCTCGAAGTTCTCACTACCCTTAGGATACATAAACATTTGGTCTTTGTAATATCCTCTTTGTTTGAGAAACTCCTGAATAAGCATTACAAATGGGTTAGGAACAGAACCATGCTTTTTAAACATAACACCACTCACTGTGATGATGGGCTCTCTACTCATGATATAATCTGTTACTTGCCATAAAGTAGTCTGTTCTTTTGCTTTAGTATAATTGTTATCTAATACAGCAGGTGTATCATTACCTCGCTTCATAATAGAATAATCAATTGCTTCTACAAGTTCATGTTCATATAAACCTGGAAAAGTTAATCTAAGTGCTTCAAGCACTTCCTGTCTATAAATGTCTGCAGTTCTAGTCTGCACCATCTGCGTAATATCTGCCATAAAAATACTCCTTTCGACTATCAGCTTACCTGTTATCATATGATTATGATTAATGACTAGTCATTATAAATTTGTTATTCATGCTTTAAAAACAGAACAATTATATAATGAAAGACCTAAGTGTATGATTACTCATATACCAATAAAATCTAATTGCAATTATATTTTATATTTTAAAAGGAGGATATTCTCATGGGACTTTATACAAATCCTAATACAATGGAAGCAGCTCATGAAGTTGAGATGGAACTCAACATGGATGAGCTTCTTGAAGCATTCTACTATGATGACCACTATGCAGATTCTGATGAAGAGAAGCGTGAACTTCTTGAATCTGCTGATACTCTTCTCGAAGCAAAGAAGATTTCTCGTAAGACAATTGTTCGTCTTAACAAGAATGATGACCTGACTCGTCGTACTGGTATGGCAGCACTTCAGCTTGCTAAGGATAACAATGATTCTCTCTGGAAGAAGCTTGTTAAGAATCGTATTATGGAGCGTAAGCTTCTTGCTGCTATTAAGAAGAAGTATGCTAATAAGGCTCAGCTGGCTGCTCGTAAGGGACAGCGTGCATATGTTTCTGGTCAGGGTACTGTAGGTAACCAGAATGTCAAGAAGATGCAGCCTAAGGAAATGTCTAAGACAAGAAATTAATAACATAAAAATAATGGTATTGTAATGGGTAACGATATCATTGTGTGCATATTTCGGTTGTCATAATAACAATCGGTTCCTTTCTTTTCTTAATAGAGAGATTGCGGGTGGTATTATCCATCCGCAATTTCTTTCTCATTGATATATTATTGTATTGATAGAATATGACATAGTCAAAAACTATCAAATAACAATATATCTTGGAGGTAGTATAATTATGACCAGTACTAGTACAGTTTATGATTATGGTGTCTTTACACCACTAATCAATGGACAATCTGTTGTTATCAATACAGCAGATATCACAAAAGAAACAATCGATGATTACCAAAATGATTTGAAGGACGTCTTTCTGGATTATATCGAGAATCCTGTAATCCAGAAGAATAAGATTAAATTTGTATTTGATAATGGTAAGAGTGCCGTCCTTCCTACAGCATATGCACTTATTAACATTATCGCTTGGGGCTTCATTGTTAAGACAAATCAGACAATTAAGCCCAAACACCTGTTCTTTAATAAGAAAGGTATTACTAATACATATATCAAATCTTATATTGATAAGTTTGCTATTATGCCTGTAAGAGATATGGTATCAGATGCTAATGACAGAATGATTATCCATAATCTCAATCGCACTATCTATGATAGTTTAAGAGACTTAAAGTTCGTGGATAAGTTTGCTTGGTACTTTAATAATAGTATCAACATGGAAGACTTTATTCTTATGTACTATTCATGCCCTGGATTTAAACAGATTATGGATAGACATAATAATAACTACTATGCTCAGTTTCCACCTGAGCAGATGAACCAGGAAGCATTAAACGATATGAATCGTCTTATCGAATATATCGTAGATGCTAAGAAATATATTGGACGTGACCATTGTCTGTCTGATGCATTTAGAGCCAAAGAAGGTGTTAAACCTAAACAGGCTCGTGAGATGTATATTAATATTGGAGTTAAGCCTAATGGTGAAGGTGGTATCTTCCCATATGTGGTTAACACTTCATACATCTCTGGTGGTGCTAATAATGTAGCATTCCACATTCTTGAAAGCCTTATTGCACGTATTGCACAGAATCTTTCTAAGAAGAATACTTCTCGTTCAGGTCACTTCTCTAGAATTATGATTCTGAATTGTGCAGCAACAAGAAAATATACAGTACCATATTCTGATAAAATTGACCCTGGATATGATTGTGGCACTCGTAATTTTCTTGAGTATTATGTAGAAGATGAAACTGCTCTTAAGAAGATTGCTGATAGATGGTATCGTATTGACCCTATGGGAATCGAACATCGTCTTGGTAATGTATATAGAGTAGTAGAAGAGAATAAGGACCTTATTGGTAAGCTAATTTATCTACGTTCCCCGATTAAGTGCTTATCTGCAGCTCATGGTAGAGGTATCTGTAGAAAGTGTATGGGTGAACTGTATAATATCGTACCAGCTACTAATATTGGTGTATACAGTGTTACAAATCTTACTGAACGTCTTACTCAGATGATGCTGTCAGCTAAACATCTTCTTGAGGCAAAGATTGATGGCGTAACATTTGATACTTCTACTATGACACCTGAGGAGATTTCTAAGTATATCCTTATTGATGAAGGTACAATCTTCATCAATCCTAATATTCCTGATATGAAGAAGTGGCATCTTGTTATTAAAGATGGTGATATTCAGGAAGAGGTACTTGCATCTCTTGATGATGGAGACGAAGATGATAATGATGACTTCAATATTGAAGATACAATGAATTATATCAATGTATTCTATCTTAAGAAACAAGGTTCTAATGAAGTAATCACTATTAAGACATCTAATGTAGATAATCTGTATCTCACTGATTGGCTTAATGATTATATTGAACTTAAGAATCTTGCTGATAATAATGAGGATATTGATATTCCTGTATCTGCACTTCTTGAGGATGTATCTCCGCTGTTTAACGTAGGAATTCATAATGATGATATGTCTGAGCGTCTTGAGTCTGTTATTAAGGTTATCGACCTTAAGGCTAATACAGATTCTTATACTGCAGAGACATTTCTTAAGGCTCTTTCTGATAGACTTAATAATATCGGACTTGACCATATTATGTCTGTTCATCTTGAGATTATTATCATGAATCAGATTAGAGATAAGACTGATATTATTGAAATGCCTGATTGGAGTGTTCCTAATCAGAAGGATTATCAGATTCTAACGCTGAAGAAAGCTGTAATGACGCATCCTAGTATTACGATTGCAATGCAGTCTGAAAATATTGCTAGAATGTTGTATAATCCTCTTAGCTTTAAAAAGAATAAGCCATCTCCTTATGACTTAATGTATATGGTACAGCCTCAGAAGTTTATTCATAACGACCCTAAGGTTAACAATGACAGTGTAGGTATGGATGCTCTGTTCAAGTATATGGGAGCTTGATTAATATTGGAGCCTCACTGTATCGTGAGGCTCCTAATTTATGTGAGGTGATTAAATGGATAACAGAAAGATTGTTGTATATAACAACAAAATAGTTATCAACGATTATGAATATGGTGATTATCCTGGTTTAGATAGTTCATTTGAAGTATTTGATAAGGCTACTCACACATATAGAACAATCGCAGCAGTATATGATAGAAAAGCTAGAACACTGACTATTCCTAGAGGATTGGATATATCTTATTTGGAAAAGATGTTAGGTTATAATGCTTTCTATGATAACACATATATTCAACCAAGAAAGAATCTAAATCAGATTCTAATCAAATATCCGCCTAAAGATGAGAAGCAATCACAAGCAATTAACTTCTTATCTGGAAACGGAAACTATAAATTTACTAAGAAATATTCTCAATTATTCTTAGCACTTGATACTGGTGCAGGTAAGACATATCTTGGTATTGTCTATACTGCATTATTGAATCTGAAGACAATCATTATCACCACTTCTAATGATTGGTTGTCTCAATGGAGAACCCGTTTTATAGAGCATACCAATATGATATCTTCTGAGATTCATTCTATAGAGGGTTCTATGGATATCAATAACATTATGTCTAAACCTGATTCTGTATATGATAAGTATAAGTTATATACAGTAACTCATGCTACTTTACTTTCATATGCAAACGAACATGGATGGGAAGCTATTGATTATCTGTTTAGAAAACTTGGTATAGGACTTAAGATTATAGATGAAGCACATCTTAATTTTGATAATATCTATCATATAGATTATGCATCATCTGTATATAGAACTCTATATCTTACAGCAACTCCAGTAAGAGGAGAAAGTAGTGAGAATAGAATCTATCAAATCTATTTTAAGAATATACCAATGTTAGATTTATTCGACCCAGAGAATGACCCTCATACTCATTATATCTCTCTTAGATATAAGAGTGGTTTTACTGTACAAGAGATTAACGCTTGTCAGAATAAATATGGGTTTAATAAACAAACGTATTCAGACCTAGTTGTGATGAAGGAAAACTTTGATTTCATCTCAAGAATAGTTATGGATATGATATACCATATACCAGGAAAGAAGATGTTTTTCTTTGCTACAAATAATTCTATAGTATTCTTCTATCAATGGTTAATATGTAATTATCCAGAACTACAGAATGATATAGGTATCTTTACTTCTATAAATGAGAATAAAGCTGCAGCAAAGGATAAGACTTATATTCTAACAACTTCTAAATCGGCGGGTGCAGCAGTAGATATACCAGACCTAATGGTATGTGTTAATATGGCTGAACCTACTAAATCCCCACCACAGAATAAACAAAGATTTGGTCGTACTCGTGCTTATAATAGTTACTATATAGATGTAGTAGATACATCTCTCAAAGTAATCAGTAACTATTATAAACAGTCATATCCGATGTTTGAGAAGTATGCATTAGACTGTAGAGATGTAGTATTCAGTCAAGCACAGTTAAGGAATACAGCATTTAATGTAATGTATAAGCGTCTTAAAGAGTTTGGAGGAATGCCATTTGAGAATGTAGACTTGAATCATCCACCAAAATGGTGGTAATAACACAATGAAAAACTACTAAGTAAAGGTGGTGAGGGAAGATGCAGACTGATTATTGTTATATGAATGACATGGTATACCAGTTATCAGATGAAGTTAGACTTATGTTTCATACAGTAGCTTCATATAATAATGGTATGAGAACATTCTCTAATTATAACGAATATAAACTTAATGGCAAGTCTGAAGGTAATACAATGATAAAACGTGTATTATCATATTACTTGTTCTTTGAAGATAGACGGGATAAGATAGAGAAAATCAGTATCTATCCCGAACACATGTTTGAACTATTGAAATATTTCGAGCATATAAGACTTAATTGGATTGAAAGTGATAATTGTGGTATATACGGAGTCATGGATAATTCACTTGCTGTGGTAAACTATGACGAGTATATCTATATGAGATTACCGATGGATAAAGTAATTAAGTTTATGCCTGGAGTAATGAAGACAGAAATGGGTGATATGAAATGTATAGATTTGTATCTTAACTCTACCAATCCAGTTCAAATAACACATAGTACATTCTTAGGAATGTACTATGTGCTTCAACATTTTGATATGTTGAATTACGCAAACACAAGTTTATCGTTTATGATGCTGATGAATGCTCCTCTTAATAGAACTGATTTTACTACATCTGGTCAGGCTAACTCTGCACCGTTGAAAGATAACAGTACAGTATCTGGTAGTGCAGGAAGAACGTTTAATAAGAGTAACAAGTCAGCATTCTTTGATGATTAAGGAGGAAATAATTATGACTATGACAAATGGTACATTGATTAGATGTTTATGTACAATCAATGATTATATCGTTGAAGATGGTATAGATTTATCTACCTATGCTGATACACTTGAAAAGAAGAATTATCCAGAAGATGTAGTTAATGATGTTAGAATTGCCATTGATAACATCAGAGAATCTTTAAGAGAGATATATCCAGAACTAAAACCAATGAATCCAGATGAAGAACTCCAGTTGTCTATAGATGATGCTATTAAAGGAGTTAATAACTATATCAAAAATGGAGGATATAAAGATGTTGAATGAAATTAAATTAATGAAACCGAAATCAAAAGATAAATTAGCTGGAAGAGATAGTATTCAGGTTATAGTTGATACTAAAGAAGAAATACTTGTGTATAGAGAACCTGAAGGTGGCTATGGACAGAATATAAAAATACCAGATGTCTATAAGGTTATTCATAATAATATAGACTATAGGGGAGGAGATATAAATGAGAAAACAAATGAGAAAACCTAAGAACTATCAATACTATATAGCAGTTGGTAAGCTTTTAAAGAAAGCTTTAGAGCTTATAAAGCATCATAATGTACAAATAGATATCCTTTGTCAACTTCTATGTGAAAATGACTTAGAGGAAGATTCTATTAAAGTATATGAGCTTATTGATGTGATAAAACATACTCCAGTTTATAATTTTAATTATCATAAAGCTAAAGCTCGTGCTTATGAAAGAATGCTCGCAAAGAAAGCTGAAGAATGTAATCATGATAAACAACATGATGATGACTTTGATTTGAGGAAATACGAGTATTCGGGTGGTACACAAAAGGACTTTAATGATAGATGTCGTAAAAGTTTCTTTGATAGTATTGGATTAGATAAGGGGGATGAAAAAAGATGATGAATATATATGAAATGTTTGAATTATTGTATATAAATTATATTAAGCACATGAACATTAATATACCAGATAGGTTCATTGATATCGATGAAGTTTACAAAACACGTGCTAAAAAGAAAATGAATTCACATTGTAATAAGCCTGATTTAGAATATCCAGATGTACCTGATTTGTATTATAGAAGTGTAGTTGAAGAGATGAACAAGATTAAAGATAAGCCAATTACTATAAATGATTTGATGAATGTAAATTTATCAATGATTGGAATGTCTGAGGATTATGTTATTCCTAATTCAAAATCAGATGATAAACCTAATGATACTTTAGGTATATTAAAATAAACTATACTTGTATATAATATAGGTGTAAGAGGAGGTAGCAATTTAGCTACCTCCAAAATTTATTTCATAATAAAAAAAGGAGAATGTTTTATGAACAAGAAGATTAAGCTTAATGGTGATGAACTCTGGGTTATTTACAATGGACAGAGTTGGCCAGTATGTAATGTTGAGGAAATCGAAAGTATGTTCTCATATGTAAATTCTTTGGGATATAATATCCATAACTTCAGTAATCTTATTGATATTATTAAAAGTGGTATCAAAAAGTATATCAATAGGAACAATGAAATGAAGGATATTATTAATAAGAGATATATTGACATTAGGAATAGACTTTCTTCTGTAAATTTCCCGATTGTGTCAACAACTCTTTCACAAATTGGAAATGTAAGTGAACTTGAAGATATAATTTCTTTAAGTTATGCCGCTGATTTATCCAAGCACACCGAAGATATTAATGTAACCAACAATGAATTCAATAGAATCGGTCTATATCCAATTTTTGAATATATTGAGAATATTGTATTCTTTGATAGTGATAATTAATATCAGTAAGAATGGGACACTAGATGTCCCATTCTTTTTAAATTTGAAAGGAGTATATTTATGGAAAACAATAACAGACTTGCACAGAGAATTCAGGAAATCAATGAGTATGTGGTTAAGGAGTATTCCTATGACCCACATTTCGATTTTGACATTCTTGAGGAACTGACCATCTATACTGCTAATTTGGTTAGGATGGGAATTTTTGATTTCAAGCTAATCATGTCTATTGGAGAATTTTCAGCTTTGAATTATATAGCTAATGGAAAAACTCCTCCTGTAGATATCATGGAATCCGATGAATTCAAATCATTTATGAAGGTGATAGACGATGCGATGCAGAATTGGTTTGCATCACATCCTAACGAAGCACCAGTATTGAAGAACCTCGAAATGGTTCCAATGCCTGGTTCTAATAGTGCTGGTCCTGGTTTCGATACTAGGCACTTGTTAAAGAATTAATAATAAGAACGGGACTCAATGTCCCGTTCTTTTTTTATATTACATACGTCCAGGTTTAATCTCAGGATACTTAACTACAATAAGGCTATCACTATAATCATAACGATATGTAGTTACATTAGCAAGTTCTTCTCTCAGAGAATAGTATTTCTCTAGTAATCCCCACCAACGTTTATGCTCAGCTTCACTTAAACGTTCATGGTCTAAGAAGTCTTCTATTACAGAGATACGTGTATTAATCATACGCATTAGATAGTATGCATCATCTTCGTCTGCGACATGACGAATACGCATCTTGTATTCATATAAGTCTTGTTCAAACTTGCGTATATTTTTTATAGCAGTCTGTTTTCTTAGCTCTGCATACTTACTCTGTTTTACTTCAGACTTAGATTCATTTACAAATACATAGTATACTTCTCTATTAGTATAATTACAACTCTCAGTGATATTAGTATCATCAATAGTTGTAATAGCATTCATCATGATTTCCATTTCACGCTTTTCAATTTCAGAGCCTGTAATACCCTTCATCTTCTTTAGAAGTCTTAGTGCTGGGATACGCTTAATCTTGAGTTCTTTATATACAGATAAAGACCATGCTAATGATGTAAGTCTATTAACACTACTGTCATTAATCTTCATACCAGATTTACAAATCTTATCAAAGATAGAGTTTAGGTCTTCTCCATATCCACACATATGTACAAATTCATCTGCTAGTACTTCTCCATTTCTATAAATAAAGAACATAGAAGTCATCTTACGTACAGTATCTTTAATACCATAACTGATGATTGTATAGTATTGTGCAGTCTTAGGAATATTCAGACTATCTCCCTTCTTTGTAAGTTGTAATGCAATAACCTTTCTTACTTCATCTACAGGTCCAGGGTCATTAACAATATGACCTACTTCATGAAGAATCATTGCAGTAAGTTCTCTAGGAGTAATCTGTAATGATGGATAAAGAATCTTAGAATCAATTTCGATTGTATACTGATTGAAACGTACTTTCTTATCGTCTTGAAGAATTTCTGTAACCAGTTCTTTATCTACATGTGGATATACACACATACCAAAGAACATAGAATCACTTCTAGTAAATAGAATCTCTTTACAATGAGAGTCTTTAAAGAAAAGATTCAATTCTTTTTTTAACTGGTCAAGACCCTTTCTTCCATCAGAATCAATAATAGTAGCACAAGCATATTCAATACCAGTAAAATCATAATTGATTTGACGAATCATACGGTATATCCTCCTTTCATTGAATTCAAAAAACGCCTAGTGCCTATGAAGACACTAGGCGCTTGAAAGACCTTAAGTTATATAATCACATTAATTAGATAGCGTCAATATCGAAATCATTCTTGCCGATGCTGCGTACACCATCACCACGACCAGTTGGGTCATTGTTGAAGCTGTAGTCAGTACCATAGTTGCGGAGACCAGTAGGATTCAGGATGCGGATACGTCCCTGAACTGGCTGATATTCCTTAGCAATCCAACGCTCAAACGCATGTACTGCAGGAAGAGCAGGGTTGGAAATATTTCTGATTTCGTTAGAGAGATACATCTGATAATCATAGATTCTGTAGATGAAACGCTCAGAGTTTCTTGGACAAAGGATAATCATCAGGTTGTTGCTATCACGAAGCTTATCAGAACTAATGAACTGATATGTTCTCTTATCAGAAGTAACAACAGTCTTTACGAAGTCAAGTTCAACAGGACCGATGCTAGAAGGAGACTGATAAGTATAATCAGTAGGAGTAATCTTACGGATAAGGTCATCACGACCAATGATGTTGAATGTAACGTTCGGGTCATTCAGAACATGGAGAAGCTGAGTAGCATGAGTATCAAGACTATCCATGAATGTCTTGTATCTCCACTCGATTGGGTCGAGTGCATAGTTCTGAGATGGAGCGAAGTCAAACTGACGTGCAATCTTAGAATCTGCAGGCATATTGAGGAAGGACTCATCGAGGAATCTACGAATAAGGTCATCCTTATAGTTAGCCAGAGAAATCTTCATCAGAGACATAACCTTAGTGAGCTGGTTAATCTGATAGAGTGCAGCGATGTCCTTAACTTCCTCAGGAGAGATAGTTACATTAATCGGGATACGGTTAGGAATCTCGATAAAGTCAGTACGAACGCTCCAAGAAACACTAGGAGTCTTGAGCATTGCAGAAGAAGTATCAAGACGAGAAGTAAGCAGAACACCAAGAACTCTCTGGTTAGAAGTTGTGATACCGAATCTGTTATCCTTAGAGAAACCAGATACGAAACCAACAGTTCTATACTGACCAGGAATTGCATTCTCAGAAGTAGTATTGTCGATAACTACAGTAGAACCATCTGCAAGAGTAACAGTAAGCTTCCAAGTATCTGCAAGAGTACCAGCAGCAACAGAAGTTACCATAGGAAGTGCGAACTGTTCGCAAATCTGACGGTCATAAGTACCGTATGCAGGAACGAAATTACCCTTCCAATCAAATACAGCACCGATAACAGTCTGAGTTACAGTAGCATCAACAGTAGGAAGTTGAGCTGCAAGGTCAGTAGGTGTGTCAGTAGGAAGAACATATGCAATTGTAGTAGTATTAGTATACTTTACAGTAACATATGTAACAGTTGCAGGTGTAGTAGCTGCATCGGACTGCTCAACAACGATGTTAACGGTCTGACCAGGATATACAACACGATTACCTACGAGACCAGAGATATAGGACTCGATAGAAAGGTTAGTGTTGTGGTCAGCAGGAACACCAAATAGAGTCTCGATGATATTAGTGTTTTCAGCTTCAGGAAGTGGGAGATAAAGAGACTTAAGTGGTGCAGCCTTCTCGATTGCATCAGTCATCTTATACTGCTCTCTCCACATATCAATCTTCTCACCAGTCTCAGGGTCAATGAGCCAGCGAGTCTCCATAGATATAGTGAACTTAGGAGAAGTAGCTACGAGCTTAGGAATAGCACCCTTATCAAAGATATTGTTAAGCATGATATTCTTATGGATTGGGAAAGTCATACCGATAACAGGGTTAAACTGACCCATACCAGAATGCTCAAGAACAGCTTCCTTATCATTCTCATAAAGCTGCTCCATCATAAGGATGTGGTCTTCATACTCTTCTGCAGTCATACCCTTAGGGTCTGCGGAATTTTCAATGAAGAAATTCTTCATTGCGGAATCAGTAATATCTCTTCTAAAAACCTTAGAAGGTTCAGTATAAATGTCAAGTCTACCCTCTTCCAGAATAGAATTGGAGAGGTTCAGGAACTCTTTCGCCATACCAGCCATAGGGTCATGTGCATAACCGTTAGAGCCAGGCTTGCGAATAGCTTCACCAACTACTGGCATATTTGTATCCTCCTTTATTGTTAATTTTATAAATTGATTTAGATAGGTATTGCTGTTATTGGTAATAGAAGGTAATACAACATATTTATTACCTTACTATTTTTATTATATTGTTAGAATTATCTGTGATGAAATTAGAATAGGTCATTATAATCACTAGATATATCAGCAGATTCTTCTTGATAATCAGACATACTACTATCAGATACATCAAGTGTTTGAACTTGTTTTGTATCATCAGGTTCTACAGGTACACCCTTTTCATCTTCTTTATTTTCTTCTTCTTTTTCAGCGTTACTCTCTCCACCATTTACATTAGGAATATTATCAATGATATCAGCAATAGCATTTAAAGTAGCGATACATTGCTGATAAATAATATTATTCTCAATATAAGTTCTAGTAGAGTATGCAACAGTGATATTATAGTCAATCATTTCTCTAAGTTCAAGCAATTTCTCTGTTACAAACTTAAGAATATTGATATTATCATTAGACTTGGGAATGTCATTAATACGAACAAGTGTAGAACCGATAATAGAGTATACTTCAATAAACTGATTCTTTAGCTCATGGTTCTTGATAGCGATTTGTTCAGGAGTAAGAGAAGAGAATAATTCATCTTCAATTTTATCTAAATCATAATCTTCTTCTCCATTTTCAGAGTCTTCTTCATTACTAGCATCATCAGTAGTTTCTTCACTACCTTCTTCACCAGTATCATCTCCACCTTCTCCATCATCCATGAAGTTATCAGATTCACCAGCACCTACATCATCTGTATCATCACCAGAACCATCGTCTGTACCAGTATCATCTCCGCCTTCTCCATCACTGTCATCCATGAAGTTATCAGATTCTCCAGCACCTACATCATCTGTATCATCGGTAGTTGTAGCGGTATCATCTCCACCACTAGAATCATCATCCATAAAGTTATCAGATTCTCCAGCACCTACATCATCTGTATCATCAGTAGTTGTAGTGGTATCATCTGTTGGAGGTGGTGTAGTATCACCAGCATTATCATCTGGAGTTGGTGTGGAAGTAGAATCATCCATGAAGTTATCGTTATCATCATCGTCGTTTTCATTGTCAATCTGTTGACCACCAACATTGATTTCATTAACAACAGAACGCATTAGATTTCTATACTTATCTATGTAATCCATATATGCTCACCTCCAATTATTCATCTTTATTAAGTTTCTTACCAATCTTATCTGGCATATCATATTGTTTCTTTCCTTTAAATATATAATTCTTATTATAAAGAATTCTAGCACGTTGTCTTTCAAGGTCACGTTTAGTCTTCATGATTTCTCTTACTGCAGTTAAATCTTCTTTATCTTCTGCAAGTTTAATATACTTGTCACACATTTTAATCTCGATATCAATATCATCAAGGATTAAATTACGTTCTTTTTCATTAAGAACTTTAGAGCTTCCAATGAAACCAATAAGTCCAATTACTGCAAGTACTGGATTAATTAAATATGCTGCACCAGACGCAAGAGCAATATGAATGCATTTAGATGCAGATGGTAAGAAAGACCCTCTGATAATACTCTCTCTACTATCACTAATCATAGCTCTCTTAGC